TATCTGGAAGGTCGCGTCCAGTCCGATTTCGACATCGATATGGACATGGATGACTACGTTGACGGCGTTTGGGATCAGGTCGCTGAGCGTTTGGCTGGCGCTGGTTACCACCTCACCGAATGTGATCTGGCAGAAGACGAGTTTGACGGAGAAAATGACGGAGAGGATTTGGAATTGAGCCGTGAGGACATCCTGATCCCGACCAGTCAAGGAGATGATTTTGCGCGCGAGGTCTCCAATCCTACGCAGCAAGCCGGTGATACTGACCGCTTGCGTGCTTTGGCTGGTCTGCAAGCTCGCTGGTAAAAATTGACGGAAATTAACCCTATCTGGTATTAATCAGAAATGGGGACGGCTCTGAAGAGGGAGAAACCACATTTTGGTTTCTCCCTTTTTCTTTGGTTAATTTAATATTGACCTGATTTTAGTCCTTGTGAGAATATGAATTATCAGCGGTGTTTATAGTTAATATCGAGGATAAATACTATTGCGGAACTGAGAAATCAGGTCTGACATGGCAAAATAACTTTGAACTACATTTGGCAAATATTGAAAGGCTCATATTCAAATGGCTAACGTTACTAAAGCACAACTGATGGAAGCTCTACTGGCTTCGAAAGCAAAGACCGGCAATGGCGCTCAGCGCACCTCGTCGAACACCGGCGATAATGCTTCCTACCCCTTCTGGAACATGGAAACTGGCTCCTCGGCCACTGTTCGCTTCCTTCCGGACGGCGACGAGAACAACACCTTCTTCTGGGTCAAGCGCGAAGTCCTGAAAATCCCGTTCGCAGGGATCGAAGGCGGCGACTATCCGACCTCGAACAACGTGGAAGTCACGGTTCCTTGCGCCGAGATGTGGGGTGAAGTCTGCCCCGTCATCCAAGCGATTCGTCCGTGGTGGAATGATCCGGCGAAGAAGGAAGATGCCCGCACTTACTACAAGAAGAAGAGCTACATCTTCCAAGGCTTCGTGAAGAACTCTCCCTTCGTGGAAGAGAACCTGCCCGAGAACCCGATCCGTCGTTTCGTGATCAACCCGTCGATCTTCAACATCATCGAGAAGTCGCTGATGGACCCGGAGATGGAAGAAATGCCGACCGACTTCGTCGGCGGCGTGGACTTCCGCATCCGCAAGGACAAGCAAGGCGAGTACGCGAACTACACCGGTTCGGAATGGTCGCGCAAGACGCGTTCGCTGGACGCGGAAGAATTGACCGCAATCGAGACCCACGGCCTGTTCGACCTGAAGCAATATCAGGGCGAGCGTCTGGACGACGAACGCAAGGCCGCCATCAAGGCCATGTTCGACGACTCCGTCCTCGGCCGTCCGTTCGACCACGCCTCGTTCGGCCACCTGTACCGCGCCTATGGCAACGGTCCTCGTGGTGCGGGTGCTGGCGCCGCTGCTGGGGCGGCCACTACGACTGCTGCGACGACTGTTCGCGGTCAATCGTATGAGTCCGCCGCGACGACGGTCGCCGTCCAAGCGCAGACCCCGGTCGAAACTCCGGCCGCCGTCACGGGCGCCTCGGTGTCCCCCTCGGACATCATGGCTCGCCTGAAGGCTCGCACTGGTCAATAGGGCTAAGCCCTAGACTTATGGCCCGTGGGACTAATCTCCCACGGGTTTTCTTCTCCAACTGAATAGACTTTGAACATGGCCTTGGCCGTGTGCTTGGTCGTGAAGGAAAATATGGTTCTACCTTTTGACATTTCGAAGCTGCGCAAGGGCATCGACAAATCGATTCAGGGTTTGTCCTATGGGTTCAACGACCCGAAGACTTGGCTCAGCACGGGCTGCTACGCTCTCAACTATCTGATCTCGGACGATTTCTTCGGTGGTATTCCGCTTGAAGGCAAGTTCACGATGTTCGCCGGTGACTCAGGTTCGGGTAAGTCTTACATCGCTTCGGCCAACATTATCAAGGACGCGCAGAAAAAAAGCGTGTTCATGGTTTTGGTGGACACCGAAAACGCGCTGGACGAATCGTGGCTGAAGGCCCTCGATGTCGATACGTCTCCGGACAAGATGCTGAAGATCAGCGGCGCCACCATCGACGACGTGTCGGCGATGATTGGCATGTTGATCGACATGTACAAGGCCGAGAACGACAGCAAGCCCTACGCCGACCGTCCCAAGCTGATGATCATCATCGACTCGCTCGGCATGCTGATCACGCCGAATAACGAACGCCAATACATGGAAGGCGATCAGAAGGGCGACATGGGTCTGAAGGCCAAGCAGATCACGAACATGCTTCGTGTGACGATGGCCAAGATTGCTGCTCAGCCCATCGGTTTGCTGGCGACCAACCACGTCTACGACAGCCAAGACCAGTACAAGCCGGATACGATCCCCGGCGGCAAGATGCTGGAGTTCGCTTCGTCCGTCATCGTTCAGATGAACAAGTATCTTCTGAAGGAAGACGAGAACGGCGTAAAGCTTGTCAACGGTGCGGTTGCCGGTATCAGGTCCACGGCAGTGGTTCGCAAGAGCCGTTACGCCAAGCCGTTCGAGAAGGTCTATCTGAACATCCCTTACGACAAGGGTATGGACCCATACTCGGGTCTGTTCGACCTCTTCGAAAAGAAAGGTATCGTTGTGAAAGATGGCATGCGGTGGGTCTACAGCACACACGACAAGGATGGCGTTGTTCTGGAGTTGAAAGACTACAAGAAGAACTTCAGGGCAAACGGATGGCTCGACCGCATCATGGCGGAAGCGTACATCTGGGACAAAGAGCCGCCAAGCAAAGCCGGTTTTGATAACACGGAATCTGCGGATTACGATCCGGAAAAAGAAGACGCGTGATCAATACTTTAGGATAACTACGTTTCTAACCTAGGGGGTGGCGGTAATCACCCCCTTTTAGAAACTGTGGAGTGTACTTTAAATGAAGAGTGAGAGTAAGGTTGTGGCCGAACTCTGGGATTTGTTCCGAGATTTCGTTCCTCCAGCCAGACGACTGGAAACTGCCATCGCGTATCTTCGGGTCTTCGAAGAATTTGGTTTCGACGAGAAAGACATGGAAGACATCATAGACGAGGATCGCTATTTGGCCCGTGCCCATGATGATCTTTATGGCGCCGATGACGAGGACGATCACATCGAAGATTACGAGGAATAGGAATGGCTACCCCGCGTTGGTTTGCTAGAATTTTGGCTGATCCGGATAATTATCAGCTAGTTCAGGATGCTCTCGATTACTACCAAGAGCAATATGAAGAAGCACAAAAGGAAATCAAGCCTACGCGGGGTACCCTTTTGTGGAACATCGCAGTAAATATTCCTTCCACAGTTGAGCATAGATTCGGTCAGCTACAAGAGATAGAAGCAATCCTCAAGCTTCTTGAAATAAAATACGAGAAACTTTTCGTTGAAAAGAAGAGGAATTTCCTCGAACACTATCAACGACAGCTTTCCCCTCAGGTCGCGGGCGAATTCGCGGATGTCGATATCGATGTTATCGCGATCCGGGAGTTAATCCAAACCGTCGCTTTGACCAGAAACTTGTTTCAAGGAATTATGAAAGCTCTGGAGTACATGCACTTCCAGATGGGCAACATGGTCAAGCTGAAACAGGCTATGATTGAAGATGTAACGTTCTGATCTATCAACTAAATACCACCGATAGATCAGAAAGAGGCCACCTTAATGCCTGCATCAGTTTTCTCTAACCATGCCGGAACCATGTCGGAATCGTTTGTCATTGGCAAACGAGGTGTGAAGCTGTTGCAGGGTATCGGCGACCCAACCGGCATCCCCGCTCCGGTTGGGAGCTTGTACTTCCGTCGCGATGGTATCGCCGGATTCTACCAGATGAGTTCAGGAGACCAATGGGTTCGCCTGCTCACTCCAGACTCCATCACTTACGTCCAATCCTTCACCAACTCCGACCTAGTCTCGGGTGTTTTGACTGCGACACATGGTCTCAGCACTCAGTTCCCCAACGTTCAAGTCTGGAATGATTCGAACACTCGGGTAGAGCCCAGTGCAATCTCAAGTAATGACACCTCTTATGTTGTAGTTGACTTGGCTGGTTTTGGTGTAATTTCAGGAACTTGGCATGTTCGAGTCAGCCTTTAACCTAACGATGTTCCCCTAAATACCCCCGAAGCATTCTTTTGGGGGATTTCTAAATGCAATACGGTAATATGCTGGTCATTGGCAACACCACGCTGACCTACGATCCGACGCTCGCCAAGCACGCCGCCACCAAGTCCTACGTTGACAACACCGCCATTTATATGGCCGGTATGGCTCTGAACCTGACTGCCAAGCAGTTCTCCGTCAACGTCAGCAACGCCTCTATCGGCGTGGTATCCAACGCTCTGGTCGTTCGTTCGACCGCCACCAATGGCCAAGTTCTGCGTTCGGTCGGCACGGCTGGCAACGAGGCTACGTGGGGCGCTCTGGACCTGACAAACGCCAACTCCGTGACGGGCGCTCTGGGCATCGCCAACGGCGGTACCGGCGCCGTTACCGCTGCTGCTGCTCGTACCGCACTGGCTACTCCGAGCTTTTATCGCACCACGTTCACGAGCGCCAACGTCACAGCGGGTCTTCTGAGCGTCACGCACGCACTCGGAAACAAGATCGTCTCGCTCCAGATTACGGACAACACCGACAAGATCATCCAACCGGATGATGTGACGATGACCAACACCACCACGTCCATTGTTGATCTGACCACTTATGGAACGATCACGGGAACGTGGAACGTAATTGCGGTCGGCTAAATCATACCATGAGAGAGGGTTCATCAACTACTGGCGACATCCGCATGACCTCGGCCGGTGGACTCACTTTGTCCACCGGAACCACGGCCCAACGTCCAGTTTCTCCGGGGAATGGAACGTTTCGCTATAACTCAAACGCCACTTCGGTTGAGTATTATGCGAACAGCGCATGGAGTTACATGCCACAATTCGCCAACACCATTGTGTCTTCACAAAATATCATTCTGCCCAACGGTTATCCAACTGGTAGTATGCTCTATTGGAAAGACCCCGATACTTATAACAAGACGCTGTCGGTAATGATGCTCGGTTACAATTTCGCCGTGGCCACTGCTTACAACAATACATGGTTGCAAGTTGATCCGTCTATTACTGGAGCGACCGTTGGATATGTCACACCGGTTCCTATTACCCTGACGATTATGACGGGTTTCACTGACGCAGCATCGAACAAAACGATCTCGTTGTTCGTAGAGGACACCGAATATACCAACCGCATGACGTTCACCTCGACTGGAGACTTGACCGATAGTGCGACTTCAGCCCCGGTCAACATCGACGTAGCTGTCGGTCAAAAAATACGTCTTCGTGTCAAATCATCAAGCATTCAGTCGCTTGGATCAATTGTTTGTAACCTGTACTTTATGATGAGGAAGTAAGATGCCGTCAATCTACAATCCTTCTGCGACAACTGATGTGGAAATTGATGATCTCGGTATCACTATTCAACCGGAACAGGTGTTCGATATCACGTACATCCGCCGTTTGACGATTATTAACTCCGTTGGTCTTCATGAGAATGTTTCGAACGGGGCACTTGTTTACGTTAGAAGTATAGACAACGGCGTAGTCATCCCGATGAGCGTTATCGACGGGCTGGAAATGATTGACAACGGCGTAACCGGTTCCCAGATCGGCATCAATAAGAGCATTCGTCCCGGAATCATCGAAGGAAACTTCTACGGAGTTGCGACCGATGAGCCATTGATCGACGACATGACTCCGGCTAATCACCTAAATGCTATTCCGGTCAATTACCTCGACCGTCAATTCAACCGGATCGGTGTGTGCGTTACCACAGCCGTGGCCAACGCCGTGATTCGCCTTGGTGTCTATACCAACCTGAATGGCTTCCCCGGTGATTTGCTGCTCGATGCTGGGGAGGTCCCATGCGACACTGCCGGTAACAAGGAAATCGTCATTGATTTCAACACTCCGAACGATTGGTGCTTCCTTTGCACGTTCACCAGCGACGAGATCGAAATGAAATCGGTCACGTCTCAGAACAGCGTGTTCGGGAACTCTAGCTCGGACCTGACCAGCGTCATCCGACACATCCACACCACCCTCACCTATACGAGCGAACTTCCGGCTGTCTTCCCCGCCAATGCTGTGACCAGCAGCGAATACCCGCCGTTCGTGTGGTTCAGAAAGGTCTAAACCCATGGCAATCAGAACAGAAACATACGATGGTCAGGGAAACTTGCTCGCAGTCGTAGACGACCGCATCCTTGGTGATGTCAAAGTCGATAAGTGGAACCAGATCAACGCGTATCGGGAAGTCATCCTGAACCGTGGTCTCTGGTACCTCGGTTACCTCTGGAACACGGATGAGCGCAGTCGCCAGAACATCACCGGCGTGACCGCTGGCCTTGGCGCCGGAATTGGCCTTCCCGCCAACTTCACGTGGCGCGACATGAACAACAACAACGTTCCCTTCACACAGCAACAGACTGTCATGCTCGCCGGTTTGACGATGGCCTATGTCAACATGGTCTACAATGCCTCGTGGACCATGAAAAACGAGGTTGATTCGATGACCACACTGGCCGAAATCGATGCCTATCTGATCCCGGTACAAGCGTGGCCGGATGGAAATATGGACGGTTCAAAACCCGCCTAAAGGTTTCATATTGCACTGCAATAGAACCCAATCTTTTCATGGTTAAGCTTGTGCTAAATACCCCCGTTATTTTGAGGGGTCTAATCAATGAAAGCTGGGTTCCATTCGGTTGGTAACCTCACACAATGGTCTACGGGCTACATGCAGGTCGCGCGTGGAACGACGGCACAACGCCCGCCGGTTCCAGCCCCCGGCATGTTCCGTTTGAACACGACAACCGATCTCTACGAGTTTTTCATCGACGGCAAATGGGTGACGTTCCTTCCGGCGAAAGCCGATGGCACGGCGGACATAACGATTGCGTCCTACCAAATTCCGAACACCATCGGCGTTAAAAGCGAGCCGATGGTTTTCGTTGCGGACTCGACGCGCAATAACAAAATGCTAACCCTGAACAGCATGCCATACACATGGTCGGCGAACTATCTCAACAACGATGACTGGTTGCTTCTTCCGAACGTCTACACGTCTGACGTAGGATTTGTCATGCCATATGACGGTACCATCACCGGTATTACTTCTTACGTGGCGTACAGTCAGTATCACTCAAAGAGTTTGTCTGTGTGGGTAGACAACGTTGAAAACAAAGAAGCACACTACATCAATGGTTTGAACACTTCAAACGCAACGAAGACCACATCCACTAATAGCATTGACTTCGCGCGTGGAGCCAATATTCGTCTTCAGGCGAGAACACCCGAAAATTACAATGGGTTTTACATGGGTGGGATTCAATACGTCTCCGTCGCGGTGAACGTGAAATGGAGATACGTCCCATGATCCTCAAAAACCTAACGGCTGAAGATATCTCGCTGACAGAATTGGGGATAACGATCCCGGCCGCTGGCTTCTATGATCTTCGGTACAAGACTAAGGAAGCCATCGCAATCAGCACTGAATTGGTCTCCTATGTGATCTCGGCAGACATCGGGGTGCTTAATGCGAACTCGCCAGATATTTGGGCCGATTGCTGGTCGATTAGCGATGCTCTGAAGATCATCCAATACGGTGTGAACACGACCCTTCTGGGGATTGGAGACACGCATCCCGGCGTGGTCGATGGGCGCCTCTACAGCGCTCGGGCAGCTTCCACGCTCAAAACCTCGACGATCCCAGCCGACACGCTGTTCGCCATCCCGTTGCTCTATCCTCTGACCGACTGGAACCGGATCGGTATCGAAGTTGTCACGTCGGTGGTCGGCGCCGGTGTACGCATGGGCATTTATGCCAACAATAGCGGTGATCCGGGCGCCCTGTTACTGGATGCTGGTTTTGTTTCGACCGAGAACAAGGGTCTGAAGGAAATTTCGATGACGTTCAGCAATCTTACCGAATGGTTCTGGTTGGCTTGCGTCGTGTCGGCCGAAGTGGAGATGCGTTCCATCGTTGGAGACGTGTCGTCATCGTTCGGCCGCACGTCCACGACCAGCATCCGTCAGGTCGTCGCTGAGCATACCTACGGGCCTCTCCCAGCGTCTTTTCCGAGCTACACGCCCATGGAGGCCAGTCCGCCCTATATCTGGCTGAGAAAGCTCTAGCGCGCCGAGGAACGAAGCATCCAGCGATGCTTCTGATGAGCTTCGATCCGCCCACCTAGAAAATTGACCAGACCTTGCTGATTGGCTTCGTCGGCCATCTGGATCGTGATCGCCATAAGATCAATCAGAACCTCGTGATCTTCACACAGCGTCAACAGCGCGCCTTGCAGGATCAAGGGACCATTTTGCGGGTTCTCGTCGATTAGGCTCAGCGTGAGGTATTCGGCCATGGAAGCCGGAGCGTAGGAATCCAACGCACGCAGTTGTTCGGCAATTCCGTCCAGAGATTCCCAGATTTCTTCGTACTGGTCCTTGAACAGGTTGTGGAACTGATAGAAATCCTTGCCCTCGACGTTCCAATGTGCGCCGTGAGTGGACAGGTACAGGGAAAATGCCGTGCCGAGCACTTGGCGAAGATTGTGGATGATTTGTTCCATGCCGGTATTTATCGGTTGACGATTGTGGTCGAATGAACTATAGATTTTCGCTCAGTCTTCTGTGGAGGGTTCCTTGTTCGCTGTGCTATGGGCCGAGCCCGAGGACTATGCCACCCGGCAGATCGGTGGTCGCCGGTTGGCGATCCTGAAGAAATTTCTGTTGGAAGATCAGATCGTCGCCCCGACGCTCTCCGAAAATGCCCTCATGTGGGACATGGTTGGAGAAGGTTATCTCCATGTTGTCGCCCAAAAAGGAGCATGGGATTCGATCTTCGGCATCACGCCGTATGGCTGGCACATCGCCCATGTCTAAAATCACCGACGCGGACATCGCCGCGCTGATGGACATGTTCGGCGAGGAAGACCTGCATCCCGACCTCGTTCCCTACGTCGATAAGGGCCGCACGTTCGGTGAATGCCTGCATCACCCGCTGATCATCGAAGTGCTTTATCGCCCTGAGATGCACAAGCGTTACAACAAGATGTACCAACTGAAGCGGGCTGAGATCGCTGAATCAATCTCGACCGAGAACTGGGCGAAGTTCGTCTTCCTCCATGAGCGGCCCTATCGCATCGACGCGTTGATCGAGGTGATGTCCGAGCATGACGTTCCGCAGGAAAAACTGTGGTCGTTGATCGGCAACGTTTGGACCGACAGCGAGAACATCCGCCAGAACCTCGACGAATGGCGCGAAATCTGGGACGGCGCCGAGCGCGGTCGAAACGCGGTTATGAACGAGGCCGAGATCGCCGCCCTGAAAGCTCTCCCGAATGAAATCACGGTCTACCGTGGCTTCGCCCACAAGGATGCTGATCAAGGCATATCGTGGACCACGGATCGCAATCGAGCGCTTTGGTTCGCCAAGCGGTTTGAGGCCGGAGAAGGCCGTACTCCGATGCTCGCCACCGGCCGGGTCAACAAAATCGACGTTCTCGCCCATTTCCTCGGTCGTAATGAGACCGAAATCGTCGTGATGCCGGAGTCCGTCGAGGACATGGAAATCATGATTTTGGTGGACGATAATTCAGAGATCGTGTAAGCCTTGGATATGATCAAGGCTTGGTTCATTCTGCGCAAAGATTCGGGTCTGATCCCGGATCAAGAGGCATTGCTTGTCGCCCACGGTACGGACCTGATCCACATGGATCGGGAGCAAATTCCGTTCTATGGCGAGTGGACGTTCGCCAACGGATCGAATTTCCGTAAAGTCATCATGCGTGTTCCCAATATCCAGACCATCGACGCGGTCGTCTCGGCCTGCAAGTCGGATGGCGTTCCCTATCGGATGCTGGCCGACAACGTCAATGTCGCCACAGGCGCCGGGAACCGGATCATTGCTGGCATGGTGGTTCTTCCTTATCCGGAAGATCGTATTCCCGTTATCCTGAGGGCCAAATGATGAGATTCGACGGACCTCTCGCTGAAGAAATCCTTCAGGTCACCCAGTACTTTCGAGGGCGTTACTCGGATGGGCACACGGTCGCGTCCATGGTCGAGACTTACGGCCGCTGCCGCGCCGCCCAGATCGCGAATCCTACCCCGCCGGATTATACGTATGGCAAGCCCGGAAGCGGCGGAAAAGGCTGATGTCGTCAGAAGCCTCTCAGAAGCTCGTGGAGGCTCCTAAAGCCTCGCGGGGCCGCAAGGCCCACACTGGTCGCTACGAGACCCGTGAGCAGCTTGAGGACGCGATCTGGGACGATTACAGAACGCTCAAGTCCTCATCGACCCGGCAACTCGCCCATTTGAACGGTTGCAGCATCGCAATTGTCCAGAATGTCTTGAATTTCAAGACTCCGTATCAAAAGGCTCGTCGAGCCAAGATGATTGCCGAACGCGAACCGGCATGACCATCGCTACGCCCGTCGTCCATTGCAAGGCAGAGCCCTACGATGTGTACATCGGTCGTGGTCAGGGTTCAGAATGGGGCAACCCGTTCAAGATTCCGGGCGATGGTGATCGCGACACAGTCATCCGCAAATTCTGCGAATACCTAGAAACCCGGCCTGATCTTCTCGCCCGTGTCGGCGAGCTTCACGGCAAGCGTCTTGGATGCTGGTGCGCCCCTCGCGCTTGTCATGGCGACGTTCTGGCTGAATTGGCCGATCACGCCGCTGGCTGCTGATCCTTCGACCATTTCGCGTCGAATTCTCGAACCATGGTCCGATCCGTCAGGAAGCCGAAGAATGGCGACAGGTCTTTCCCGGTCTCGATTTTGAAATGGCTCTGACGGCACATTTGACCGCACCAGAAATGGCCGGGATGATCAGGTTCGAAACTGCGCTCGCAGTTCGGATTTACACAGGCTCTGGCCATGGGGTCTTTCGAGGATTGGGCCGTCCGAGATATCTCGGACGGCCCGCAACCGTTAGATTGCTACTTCTTCTTCGTTGACGGCTTCCACGTCAAGGGCGACCGTTTCCACGCCGTTGTCGTTCAGCCATTTCGCGAGGAAGATGCGGTGGCAGGTCTTGGTGTCGCCGTTGTCCGCGTCGCCGTCGCTGGCTTCGCCATCTTCGTAGTCGTAGCAGACGAAGATGGTACCATCGTCGAAGCGCTCGGAAATGCTGGACGGGGTCAGGCCACGCTCGCCCAGCAGGGCGATGTAGCGTTCGGCATATTCCGCGTTGGTCAGCGTGCCGTCGTGATATTCGGTCAGCAATTCCGTGGACGGCGCCAGAAGTTCGTCGCGCGTGCCGGTGAAGGTTTCCGGAACATCGCTCGGATGACTGATCGAGACGGCCAGAGGGCTGTTTCCGCTCGTGGCGTAATTCGAGATGTAGAGGGTCATGTTGCTTCCAGTCAAAGGCACGTTGCCTGAGCTTGACCGTACAACAATTTGAAACGTGGTGCAATTTAAACGGGGGCGGTCCAAGCTCCAGCGGAGATTCGAACTCCGGACCACGGTTGCGCCGTGCTCTTTCCTATCTGAGCTACAGGTGCGTAGACCGCCGCCGTTCGTCACTCGACCATATGATCACTTGGGTCGAGATAGTTTGCGCCCTGCTGGGCGAATGGTCACGGCCGGGGGCTTCGAAGCCAGTCAAAGGTTACCGCCCTCAACTTTTCCACTATCTCCGACTGGTCCACGCTGCGAGTGCGGTAACACCCCGATACGTTTTCCAGACGGCGCATTGAGCCAATGCTATTGCCATCTCGTATGCTCATTAGAGCAAATTGGTGTCTGTGGCCGGAATCGAACCTGCGTCACCCGTGCGCTCCGCGTCTGGCCAGACCACGGCGCATGTTGCACG